CTGTTAATGCTGTAATTAATAAATTGCGCCCAGGAATGGATGCAACAGCTCAACGCAATTTAGAGGCAAAAGTATTGTCTGATATTAAGCCACTTATTGATGATGCAATTGAGCAGTCTGGTGGTGTTGGTTGGAAAAAATACCTTCAAGAATACTCTCAAGGTATGCAAAAGATTGCAGAGCGTAAGTTGTCTGCTGAAGGTCTTCGACTGTGGAAGACAAACAAAGATGAGTTTGTCAAACTAGTGATGAATGAATCTCCAGATGCTGTAGAAAAGCTTCTTGGCCCAGGTCGTTACAACATTGCACTTGAATTAGCAAATAATGATTTGGCGATATTAAATCAACAGGCGCAGAAAAGGCTGACTCAGCTTTCTGTTGCAGAACAAGCATCTGAAGGCCAAAAAGCACTGTCTGAACTTGTCAAACAACAAACTTCAGTCATTCGCTTGCCATCATTCTTGAGTTTCTGGACTTCTGCTGGTAACAAGGCAATTTCTGAGTTTGAAAAGGCTGTTGGCAAAAACACAATGGACATTTTGACTCAAGCAATGAAGTCTCCTGAAGGAGCATCTAATCTTTTGCAAAGTCTTCCTGCTGTCGAACGAAATAAAGTTTTAAATCTATTAGTTAATCCTGCTCAATGGAGTTCAAAGGCTGGATTAACTGGAACCGCTGGTCTTCGTGAAGTAACAAAAGCAACCCCAGAAATTACAGAAAATGTAATCAATTTTTTTAATAGTTTTGAAGACAAAACAGACAAGTGAGGAGTAAAAGATTGATCCGTTCACAATCCTTGCGTTGGCACGAGGCGCTGTTTCCGCTATCAAACAAGGGTGCGAGCTTTACAACCAATTCAAAGGCGAGGTTGTTGAGGCGCAAAAAACTCTTGGGGAAGCGAAAAAGATCGTCAGGGAGGTGGGCGGTTTCTTTGGATTCTTCAAGCGCAAGGTTGAGGTTCGTGTCTCTGATGACGCTCCTATTGAAAAAGGAAGCAAAAATTTCGTTTTTGATGAATCGGAGGTTCGGAAAGATATCGCAGACAACCTTGTCAAATTTTTCAAAGCTCTAGAGCAACTAAAGGCGCACATAGCAGAAGAAGAGGCGAAATCACAAAATGTGTATGACCCTGACCAAAACATGATGGAGTCTGCTCTTCACAGGGTTTTGGCGATGGATGAGATGGACAAGTTGCAGTATGAGATTCGGCAGGTGATGGTGTATCAGACCCCAGGAATGGGGGATTTGTACACCAGAGTGATCAGGATGGTTGGGGTTATTTCTGAGGAGCAAGAGTTTGCTCGTATGCAGAAGATTAAACGGGAACGGGATGCGGCATGGCAACGAAAACGGGTCAGGGAAATGCTGGTAGATCGTCTGCTAATTCTGGCAGGGGGGGTGCTCGTTCTGGTTTATCTGGGAACGATGTGGTATCTGATAGTGAAGGATCGGGAGATGCGCTTGGGTTTTTGATTAACATCATCTCCCTGATGGTGATTCTTTTGTTGATGGCCTTGATGTCCTTTCTGTATTTGGACATCTTGTCTGCAAAACATGAGGTTCGTGAACAGGTGCAAGCGATTGATAGGCTCAGAAAAGAGGTGGAAAAATCAAAGTTATCGGAAAACGATAAACCATAGTAACTTGGCTAATTTTGCTTGATTTGGAGGTTTTATGCTGTCATTGATTTCAACCCTTGGAGGTCTTTTGATCTCTGGTTTGCCTAAGTTGTTGGAGTTCTTCCAAGACAAGGCAGACAAGAAACATGAATTGGCCTTGGCTGAGATGCAGACCATTCGGGAGAAAGAGTTAACTGCTATGGGGTTTGCGGCACAGGCCAAGGTGGAGGAGATTCGGGCTGATCAGATTGCCATGCAGACTGATGCCCAGATGACTACTGCGGCTTATGAGCATGATGCCAAGGTGCTGGAGAAGGCCGCTGGATGGGCTTCTACCTATGTGGCGACTGTGCGTCCTACGGTGACCTATTTGTTTGTTCTGGAGTTGATTACCATTAACCTGTGGTTGACCTACTATTTGTTTGCTCACCCCACTTTGGTATCGACTGTAGATGATGTGATCAAATATGCAGATATCATTTTTAGCCCTGATGAGATGTCAATGCTTGGCGGTATCATTGGGTTCTGGTTTGGAAGCCGCAACTGGAGTAAGAAATGAGCGATGAATTTGACACATTGGCTTGGATTGCATTTGGTTGTGTTTGTTACTTTCTCGGTGCTTTGTACGGCCTATGAGAACTTCTGAAAAAGGCATCCACTTGATGCACACATTTGAGGGCTATCGTGATAGACCTTATCAATGTAGTGCAAGGATTTGGACGGTGGGGTATGGTCATGCTATGTATGCTGACCAACTCCGCTTGCCAAATGCTCGTGTGGGCAACTATTCGGGGATGATCAGAGATGAATATCCACTTAAACCGCAGGATAACCGTGTCTGGAGCAAACCAGAACTGGAAACTTTATTCAAAGATGACCTCGTTTCTTTTGAACGTGGTGTTCTTCGTCTTGCTCCCAATCTCGATGGTCGTCAAGCAAAATTTGATGCTTGTGTATGCCTGTCCTACAACATTGGCCTGGGAAACTTCCAAAGATCTGGAATTCGCCAAAAGATTCTGCGAGGGGATTGGGAAAACGCCGCTGAGGGTTTTCTTGACTGGTCAAAGGCAGGAGGCAAGGTATTGAAGGGCTTGCTCAGACGCAGGGAAGCAGAGAAGGCGTTGTTTCTAAGCGACAAAGAAGATTAAAAAAAGTGTCTAAATGCCTGATTTCTATGACTTCCTCTTTAAGATTGTCACAGAAGAAGTGTGTAATGACGACATGAAGATCAGGCGGGTAAACATCAAAGATCCTGGCATTCTTGTGCAGTTGCATGAGTTGCAGAAGTCTTGTTTGCCTTATGACAGACCTTACCCAATCAATGATGGTTACTGGTGGATTGCTTATGAGGGTGATGAGCCTGTTGGTTTTGGTGGCGTTGTTCAGTCTGTTCGGTGGTCTGACTGTGGTTATTTGTGCCGATCAGGAGTTGTGCCGTACTTTAGGGGAAGAGGCATTCAGAAGAAGCTGATCAAGGTACGGATTGCTCATGCCAAGGCGATTGGGTGGAATTGGTTGGTAACTGATACGACAGATAATCCAGCGAGTGCAAATTCATTGATTTCATGCGGGTTTAAAATCTTTGAGCCTAGCAAGAAATGGGCGTTCAAACACAGTGTTTACTGGCGAAAGAGGTTGTGATGGCTGTTCAAAAGGTAACTGACAAAGAGTTCATTGAAATCTTCCAGACAAGTAAATCCTACAGAGAGGCGGCTCAGAGGATGGGGATTGAAGAGAGATCCATGATGAAGCGCAGGAGAGGAATTGAACTCAAGTACAAGATTGCTTTAGAAACTGTTGAGACAGCCAAGAATTCAATTCAAAGACGACCGCACTTGCAGACTGCTCATTTGCACGTTCCGAGGCTTAATTTGGGGGTTGAAAATGGCACGGTTTTGGTCTTCTCAGATGCTCACTTCTATCCAGGTCTTCATTCGTCAGTCTATAAGGGTCTACTTTGGGCCATTAAAGAGCTTGCTCCAGTTGCTGTTATTGCAAATGGTGATGTATTTGATGGTGCGACTATCTCGCGTCACCCCCGTATTGGTTGGGATAGTCACCCATCGGTGGTTGAGGAGCTTAAGGCTTGCGAGATTGCAATGGGGGAGATTGAAGAGGCGGCAAAAAAGGCGAGACACAATGCCAAGCTGATTTGGCCTCTTGGAAACCACGATGCTAGGTTTGAGAACTTCCTAGCCGCCAATGCGCCTCAGTACGAACACGTTAAGGGGTTTAGCCTTAAAGACCATTTCCCTGCTTGGACTCCGTGCTGGTCTTGCTGGGTGAACGATGAAACGGTGGTTAAACACCGATTTAAGGGTGGAATCCATGCTGTCCACAACAATACCCTCTGGAGCGGCAAAAACATGGTTACAGGCCATTTGCACAGCCTCAGGGTATCTCCCATTACCGACTACAACGGAGTGCGCTACGGGGTCGATTCTGGCACTTTGGCAGACATTGATGGCCCACAGTTCAGGGACTACTTGGAAGAAAACCCGACCAACTGGCGGTCGGGGTTTGTTGTCCTAACCTTTTATAACGGTAAGTTATTGATGCCAGAACTTGTTATGAAATTCAATAATGAAGCTATCGAGTTTCGTGGTCAAGTGATTCAACTGCCCAATTGAGATAGACCTGGGCTTTTTTGAGGTCTTCTAAGCCATTCTTATGTGAGTATCTACTTACATACTTGATGACATTGCCGATGCAGTAAGCCTGGAAGTGGTCACCTCCCAACTTGGCCCTGATGTAGTCGATGGTTTCGATGCCGCCTGTTGTGTAGTGTTTGGGTTGGTTTACTGGATCACTCATTTTCTGCTTCCATGTCAAAAAACTCATCAAACTGTTCCCAAATAGCCATTTCAATCCTATCTAGTATTTGTTCTTTTGTTGGGGTTTCTGTGTGTTTGTGGGCACGTTCCCAGCCAACATGAAGTGCTGTTGTGATGCACTGATCTAGTATGACGGTGAATTTAGGTTTCATTTGTTCTCCTCTGGCAGCAGTGCCGTTGCCCGAGTAGGACACTTGCTTCTCTGCCTCTGCGATGGCTCGGCGTAGGGATTGGATTACAATTCCTCGTTTATACAAAGGCGTGTTCCATTGTTCCAACGCCTCAAGTGCCTGTTTCATAGCTTCAATGATCATGTGTTCTTCTCCTTGAGTTGGTGATAAGCCCAACGAACGCCATCTCTCCATGCTTCGGCAGTTTTCATGGCATATGGGGTTCTCAATAGTCCTTGGTCAATCTCCTCATCCGTCAGCACAACCCATTCACGCTTCAGATTTGGATGCGTTTCAGCCACAGCCATTTCGCCACACAAAGGACATTCAACTTTTACCCAATCAGTCATGCTTCCCCCTTAATGCCGCGGGCAGCTTCGATGGCGTATTTAATCTTGTTTTGCAATTCCATAAGCATTTCGCACTCTGCCGCATCTTCACCATCAACGGTATCGATAACCTGCAATGCCGCACCCAATAGGCTGACAAGTACACCAATAACGCCACGCAATTTTGTTATTTCACTTGTCAACTGTTGTTTGGGCTGAGTAAAGATTCCAGCAGGAATGACTTCAAGAGCAAGCAGAACCGACTGCACTTCTTCGTGGCTTGGAACCCACTCATCTTCATCGGGTGGAATTGAATGACGCACTCGTGCAATAAAAAATGGGTCAACAGTCCAACCGGACTTTGTATCTATTTCTCGTGGAAATTTAACTTTGACTGTTCCTTGGTTTTCCATGTTTACTCCTTAATACTTTTAAGCGGTTTCGACAATCTCTTTAATCTCAAATGCAAGTACAGGATCGATACTGATGCCAAGGCTATCAATCATGCTAATGAATTCGTCATCCGTCAGCGGCTCACGCTTTGGTTGTGGGTGGTCGTAAAGCAAAGTTACGCTTGGATCATCAATCGCCTCGCCATACTCAATCTGCTCGCACTCTCCATCTTTATTGACATACATCCACGCCACAGGCTCTTGCTTCTCTGCCTCTGCGATGGCTTGGCGTAGGGATGCGATGGCTTTGTCAACATCATCACAGACATTAACTTGGTAAGAATCAATTTTGTGTCTTACAGTTTCCAACGCCTCAAGCGACAGCTTCAATGCTTCACGTTCCTTGGTCATTCTTCAACTCCGAAGTGTTTCTTGATCAAATCAGCAGATTTGTACGGCTCGGCCTTGTCGGCAATCTCCGCGCACTGTCTGGCTACCTCCTTAACCAGAAGCTCAAGGTGCGG